TGCGGCTGCCATTTCAGGGCCAACGACAGGGATTCCTGCAACGGATGCGGCTGCCTCTCCCGCTGCTATACCGGCTGATGCCGGTATAGTCATTGCTGCTTCAGCTTTTTTTGTCGCTATGTTTGTTGCTGATGCCGCCGCTTCGCCAGACGCCTGAGCAGGAAGTATTCCAAGTGTTACTGCAAGCTTTGCCAACTCCCCTGCCGTCCATTTTGCTATCATATTCCCGATCATCGTCTCAAACGCGCCTTGTATTCCTTGCCAGACACCAAGCATAGCGGACTGAAAGTTTTTTGTTCCGACAATAAACCCGCCGATTGATTTCCCGAATCCATCGCTGATCGATTTAAAAAGATCGTTCCACTTTTTAGCCGATTCCTTTACTGTCGCGTCCTCAATTTTCCGCACCGCAAGCCCGTGCTCCTGCGCGAGCTGCAATAACTTGGCGTTATCCTGGCTTACTTTTACAGCATTGTTCGGATTATTCTTATCGAGAGCGATAAGCTTTTCCTGAGCCGCTTGCTCAATCTCAAACTTTCGGTTCTCAAACTCTATGAGCTGTTTTTGGTACTCTGCAAATGACGTTTGATCGAGTTCATACTTTGTTTTTGCAGCTTCTTCATCAAGTGCGAGGCTGCTCATGGCGGCGGCCTGCTCTGCCTTAATGGACTCGTTTGCAAGCCCCTGCGCCGTCTTCCGCTCTTCTTTCTGAATTTCAAGCCGCAACCGCGATATCTTACGAGATATTTCAAGCTTTTCTTTTTCGCTTGTTCCGGCTTGATCAATCGCTGACTGCCAGAATAGTATTTCCTGCTGCTTGCTTAATTCTTGCAGGTCATGAGTTGCGGAGTAGTATACTTTTGCCTCTGCAAGTTGAGCCTCCCATTTCGGGACGTAGCTTTCTTCTGCGCTTCCCCCGCCTTTCCCTGCTTTTTCAGGGGATACAAAGTCGCGGGTTCCTGTCGCGCCAACTTTTGCATCCGGGGTTGTCGCGGTAGGTGCTGAGGGCTTCTGACCGGCACTTGCTAATCTTTTTGCATCTTCAGGACTTGCAGTCATCCAGTCCCATACAGATACTTTTCCCTCTTTCATTTTATTGAACAAGGCTACCGCATTGCCGAAAGCCGCAAACCTATCAACAGTCCATGCTATTTTTTCGCCGATAAACTGAAACGCATTGGCGATACCTGTTTTATTGTTCTCGATAACCTCAGCCATCCGTATTACGGCGTCCCCAATCGCCTTGGTGCCCGCTATCATTTTCGGCATGGCGACTTCCGCTACTCCAACAAATGTTTTTCCAAGTGCGGTTAACCCTGGCATAAGAGCTTCGCCGATATGGCCCATAAGGGTCTCGTTGACATACTTCACCTCGGACATTGCCATCTTATAGCTTTTCGCTTTTGCCATAGCGACATCATCCAGCTCTCGGCCAAATATCCGGGTAAGCTCTGACGCTCTTGCTGTAGTCTGCTCATTGAGCTTGAGCAAAGCATACGCAGATTCTGCTGACCGCCCGAACATTGTCATAGCGGCTTCATTCCGGTCAACCCCGGCTTTGTATGTCATCATTGTTGCCGTGGCGTTCTTCAGCAGGGTTTGCTGGTCAAGCAGCTTGCCGTTTCCGTCACGTGTGACAACCCCCATACTGACAAGACCAGCCTCATTCGTCTTGAGCTGCCGGTTGAACTTCATAGCGATGCCGACATAGTCCTCTGAGGACATGCCGACAAGCTTGAGTTGAGTGTTGAACTTTGAGGCTTCCTCTGAAGTCATTCCGAGACCGTTCATTAGCCGCTTTACCTCTGCCGTCTCATCCTTAAAAGCGTTAATGCTGGCAGAAAAAGCAGCCCCCCCCGCAAGTAGCACTGTTAACCCTGCGAAGAGTCCGGTAAACTTTCCTACAACCCCACCAAGCCCCTCAACGCCGCTTTTTACGCCGTTGACGTGGCCTGTTATAAGGTCTTTAAGCCTGCCGAAAGAGTTTCCTGTTTCAACCTCCATCTTCTTCACGTCCGCCACTACCTTTTGCGTGGACGTGCCCGATGAAGAGTTGAGTTTTTGCAGTTCCGAGATGATCTTCTCAAAATTAGAAGTCATCGCATCACTAACGCGCTTTACGCCTTGTTCGAGGTCTCCCGTATTTGCGCCAAACCCTACATTGACCTGTGTGTCATTATTACCCATTAGCCAAGCATGGTTATGAATTGAGCGATTGCCGCGTCATTTTCTTTGTTGGAGATATTTTTCACGGGCTGTCCTGATTGTCCTGCGGTTTTTGATGGTTCCCATACACCGAAATAAGCAGCCAATTTAGAGACGCTTACATGTAAAGGCGGGAACTTTCCTGTGTAACTATTAAAAGCGTGGAGCCGGGGAAGATCAAATTGGTCTCGCACCGTCTCGATATCCATTCCTGTGCTCATCGAAAGGTGCAAGAACAATTCATCCCAATCTACTTTTTCTCCCCCGGCGGATTTTCCCCCGCGCTTTCTTCCTGTTCTTGCGCTTTCCGAACCAGCCCGCCAATATCCAGTACAGCGTTAAACACATCAAGCATGTTGCTGACATCAAGCAGATCGTTTTTGATGTGCTCATCAGCCATGTCTGGGTAGTTCCGTTTCAGCGAAAGCCCTGCCAGCTTACACACCATTTCAACATTCGGGGACCATGTCGAAACCTCGCCATGCGCACTTTCCAGTACTTCGATGGCACCAAGGGAAAGGGGAGGGATAATCAGCGCCTCCCCGTTACCAAATTCAAACTTCACACCTTTTACCATGCTGTTTTTTCCCTTTGCTTTTTTCCCTGTTATTTATCGCTGAACGAGATTCTGCCTACTTTCTGGTTTGCGTCTGCGTAACCCGTGAAATCAAATTCAGGAATGGCGAAATCATCTAATTTTGTCGCAACACTGAACTTGCTTGACGTGCAAGAGTTCAAAATGATCGTGCCATTTTTGCCGTTATAGTTTATCGAGAACGACACTGAAAATGTCGGCGCATATCCCATGAACGGATTTGAAATAATCAAATCCGCGGCTGTTGCTGCAACAGCGGTGTACGAGTAGTTGATAAACACAATCTGGCCGACATCGGCGGTGGCGAAAGTGTAAACTCCAAGAGCATGACTATACTGTCCTGTTGTCGGGCCTGATGCGACCTGCGTCATCGGCACGCCGTTCATAATAACGCCAAGGTCATTAAGCCACGTGCCTGACAGTGGCGGGGTGACGGTGATCTGAAAAGGCGTACCAGGGATTGCGGTGCCTGTCACATCATTGACAATAGCGCAAAGCGCACTTGTCTGAGTCTGACCGAAAACGAGAGAGTTGACTGCTGCAGCGTTAAACTGCGCGTAAGTTGCTTTACCTGCGATCTTACCTTTTCCGCGCCCTGCAGCAACTGGAAACTGCCGCTGTCCATAGAGTTCTTTTATATCCCACGAGAAATCAACACTGCCTGCCTGCATGGTGCCGATCTGAACGGGAGTCGGTACGGTAATTGCGGTGCCGTCGTAAGTGGTAAGCGGGATCGCGTAAATGTTGCCGGGGCCGAAAACGAATTGAGGCATGATTTTTCCTGTTTATGTTGTTGTTTGCATTTTTATGGTATAGATCGCTACGGACTGATCTCCGAGCGTCCCTTCGTCCGTTATAATCTCCCCGTCAATCCAGCAGTGTTCCACCAGTCCGCCGAGCGTCTGCTTGTTGTCTGGTGTCGTCGGCTTCAGAATTGCATCTACCTGATCCATAATGTCATTGATTGCTTGTGCAGGGGCTTTCGTCGGATCCGGATCGTTCGTGTAAACCCAGATTTTGGCCTCAAGCGTATACTGTGACGGGAGTCCTTTTGTTTGCTTGACAAATTGCGCGGCCTGCGTTACAAACATCGCCGGCTGCTCTGATGGCGATACGTCGCTATAATGCTTCAATCGCCGGCTCACGGTTACAAGCCCTGATATGCCAGAAAGTTTCGCGAAGAGAGCGCTGTATATCGATTCACGGGTCATTTTATTATCCTGAAATCAGTTCCGCGCTTTATTGAAAAACGAATAGTCTTCCCTTCATCGTCAACATGGCGGACAAGGACTCTATTACTGATTGCCGCTGTTATTGTGTTTAAAACACCGAGAATCGACGCGCCTCTGAATGAAAACCGATTTTTTAAGTATTCTTTTATCCTGTTATCTGTCACGGCTTTATCGCTTTAAGTTCTTTTGCTATAGCTTTCTGTAATCCTTCCTCAATTTCCGATTTCATTTCCCGCAATGTTGACCGAAGAAAACTGCGCTCTGGCATGTTGACATTTCTTGTGTGCGCCCTAACAGTTACTTGTGTCGGTGATATCGGCTTACCAAAGGCTTTCGTCATTTCACGCTGAAACGATTTAACCTGAACCGATCCGCTGAACCCATACTCGTGGATCGCAGCGTACTCAACATTTGTTCCGACCGTTGCACCTGAATAACCCTGCCTGAAATCCCATTCAGGGTGGATTGATCGTCTTAACCGGCCAGTCCTTACCCTCAAAACATCACCACTCAGCTTACCCATAACTTTACCGGTCATCTTGAGTGCCAGCCGCATAATCTCTTTCTGAACTCCGCCCTGGATGTTCGGTATGGTGTCCCTGAACTTCTTTCCAAGGTCTTCGCCTTTTGTAATCTTTGCGGTGATCATCCTGGGAAAACTCTCCTGTGCCGCTGTAGCAGCGTTTTTACATGGTCA